AAGACCTAAAATACACTTTACGGTGGGGTTTGTATTCCTATATACTAATGTGTTTATGCATTCTCATACTCGGAGCTGTGACCTAATCACACATAATCATGATGATTACACCCGAACTACTTAATGAAAGCCATGAGTCTTCATCCAGGGACTCATGTCGCGGTTTAACTACTGGTGTCACGAACAATCAAACTTTGAATTCTTCAAATCTTCATGAATTACAGCAAAAGCTGCATGCCTTGTCCTTAGGCCGCGGCAGACCATTGCAAAAAGGGTCGAGTGAAGTTAACCCTTCTTCACCTTATCGTAGTGGTTACACTACCCCCGTTCATTCTCCTGTTCGGCAATCTAGCCCTGGTTCTGGTGTTTTAAAAACTCCTCCTCCTTCTCCCTCTCGCAAAGCTATGCGAAAGTTGAAACACAATGTGAAAACTTCTCCAAAGCCCAAGATTCGTTCTCCAACGAAAACCGATAGGGAGTGTAAAAAAGATGCGGTACGACAAGGGAAGAAAAATCCCCTTACCTATTTGTATGAGGCTCAGATGTTCGGATCTGAGGTTATTGATAAGGTTGGCAGTGCTTCTGATTCCATTATTGGACTTAGCGAATCTGTTGAAACCTACTTTACTCCCTCTGAGGGAAAGCCTTCTTTAGTAGAAGATCTTTTCATTCAGGCGGGATTGAGTCTTAATTCTATAACCACCCTTACGGAAAAGTTGGGGGCTTTAAATGTTGATAATTTCAACGAAGCCACAGGGGCATCACGAGATGCCGCTTCAAATATTTCTGCAGCAGCTAAAGTCATTCAAGACTTTATAACGTCTCCTACGACGCTTGCTGCGTTTGCAAAAGAATCTGCAAATACTGTAGTGGAAAACACTACAAGTTATTTCTCTGGCCTTATAGAGAAATTGCAGAAGATGTTGCCACACGGTAAGAAAATACTTTTCTTTATCGTTTTATTGGCATCAGTGGCATTGGCATATAAGGCATACCTAAGCAAAGAGATGAAATACTATTTCTGCGCGGGTATTACGGGTACTATGGCAGTTATGTTGGCCCCTTCAGGGTGCGATATGGCTTTATTTGCACAAAGTGTTTCAGCTTACTTCACTCGAAGTCGTTCTACTAGTTTAGACTCCGAGTTTGAAGCAGAAGCTGGCGATGACCTCCTTGGTAATTCTATCAGGGCAGTTATTTTGGGACTTTTTGCATCTAAAATAAGAAATAGCGATGGTACCAAGTCCCTTACAGACCAAATTGATTTGTTTTTGGCCACTTCCGGACGTAAAACTGAAGCTCTTACGGATTATATCCGCTCATTCATTTCTCTTATTGAGAAGTGCGTGAATGTTGCTTTGTGCAATTTGGGCTATTCGAGAGTTATCACTCTCAATTCCTCAGTAATGCCTGAAGTAGATGAAATCTATCAGGAGACTATGGAAGTTTATCGACGTTATGAGTTGCATGACTTCCCCCCTTGTCAGGACAACTACGATTTGTGTGTCTCTTTATCTAATAGAGCTGATGCGCTTATTCGTAAAATACCGCCTGGCAACGAGGGAGTCAATATACGTACTCTTTTATCTACGGTGTCCAGACTTTTGATGAAGATTACTACGGCTTTCAATGGAGCTGCTTTTATGAATTGCGCTTCTAGGCAAGAGCCTGTAGGATTGCTTTTGATGGGTCCTCCCGGAGTTGGAAAGAGTATGGCAACAAAAATGTTGCATGTCGCTGTAACTGCGGCGACGCTTCCTAAGCATCGTTTACAACAGTTTTACAAGAATCCCTTTAAGATGCTCTATTCTCGACAAGTAGAACATGAGTATCATGACGGGTGGCACGATGATGTGTGGGTTTGTCTTTATGACGATATAGGTCAACAAAAAGATTCACAATCCAATCCTTGTTTAGAATTTATGGAAATTATCAGGGCCATCAATGTTATGCCAAATCCTTTGCATATGGCGGAACTGTCGGCAAAAGCCTCGACGTATTTTAAGGCTCCTTTTGTCTTTGCTAGTACTAATCTAGGAAAAGATTTTAAAGTTGAAAGCCTTACTAGTGCGCAGGCTGTCAAACGCAGATTTAAGCTGTGCTACACGTTGCGCGTAAAACCGGAGTTTACCAAGAGTGGCGATCCTGCCTTTGGTGGTCAACAGATCAATGAGATCGATGAGACCAAATTGAAAATGGGCCCACATGGTGTACCGGATATAGATAATGATATCTATGAATTTGTATGTACTCCGCTGATAGGTGATAAAAATCGCGGCCATGTTCTTTCTTTTAAAGAGTTAGTTGATGAGCTTGTAGACGCATATCGTGTCAATAAGGCTCGTCATGAACAATTTAATGAAAGTCTTAAGTCTCTTGCTGAAAAGACTTATGGTCTGCGTGGTGACTTTGAAGCTCAAATGGATGCTGAGTCTCCTTCCGATACTTTTGCATCCAGATCCAATGGTCCCTCTTTTGGAAAGCCCTTGGCGCCTGAGTCACCTATTAATCAATATGACTTTGTGGAATTTTCTTCTACTGATGTAGAGGTTCCCGTTGTATCTAGAGATTGGCTTTTGGTCCAGACAGACTTGGACAATACTGAAGCAGCGCAAAAATTTGTAAAACGCTTCAGTAGGCTTCCTACGCGTTCCGCGAATCTTGCAGCCGCAGGTATGGATAGGCTTCAGGTTATGCTTGGGTATTATCAGTCAAGAGGTCCTCTCTTGTGTTCGTTGAATGCTTGTATTACCCTTTTTGAAGTTGTTTCTCCCGGCGTTGATTTGCTAGAAGCTCTTATAGATCCTAATGATGTTGTTAGAGCGCTTATTGAAGATTACGAGTTCGATTACTCGTTTAGCCAGATCGCCGACAATATTGATGCAACTTTTTATCCGAAAGCGCCTAGGTTCCCTTGGTGTGCGCGTATGCTTAAGATGTATGCGAAGATCAAAGGAAACATGAAGGAGTCTCTGGGACAAATGTACCATAAGTCTACTTTTATGTGGATTATGGACATTGTAGCTTTCCTTCAACATCCTATTGTTAAAGGAGCTATTATAGGCACCACTATACGTCTATTCTTAAATTTTATCACCCAGTGGTGGTTGGATAGAGCCGGGGCTAAAGATTCCCCCCCTGTGGATGAGAATCTTACTGCCCAGTCTGCTAATATGTCTGGGAGGCCTCAGCGTGTGGCTGTAAACCGCATGCCTAAGCCTCGTAGAAGCAACTTTGTGGCACAAGGCGGTGAAGGTGTTCCTCATGATAGGCTTAAGGCCAATGCTGTTATAATGAATAATATGTATGAGTTTCATCTTGAGAGGTTTAGCTCTCCTGGAACCTTTAGAAGAAGTGGTTTTGCCCTTTTTGTGCAAGGCCGCGTCCTAATGGTTCCTAACCATTTTGTCACTCAAATGTCGTTTACTGCTGAAGATCATCCTGAATTTGAAAAGTTCAGAGTGCGTCTTGTAAAGTGTGGAAATTCCTCATCAGGCGAAGGGTACTCCTTTGAGATCCCAGTGTCTGAATTTTTGGACGGTGTTATCGGTTCTGAAGACTCGTTCATGATGGACTGTGCTTGTGTAGCCCTTGCTAGGCGTTACCCGTGTCACAAGTCTATTGTGAAACATTTCTTTAAAACAGAATATTTCCAAAAATCTAAGGACTGGAATGTGCGTTTACTTTTTCCTACCCTTGGACACTATGAGTCCATTGTTACTAAAGCAAAAACACTCTCTTGTCCTGTCGGAGTTACTATGACGACATCCAATTCTGTGTATGAAATGGAGCAAGGATTTCGCTACATAGCCCCAACCCATGTTGGAGACTGTGGGGGACTTTGTACTCTAAGCTCATGTAATACGCCTGAGGGATTTATCCTGGGCATGCATGTTGCTGGAGGTGCCGATTCTCAGACGGGTATATCTAATTTTATACCCCGCGAATTCGTGGTTTCATGTTTAGATGCTGTCCCCTTGGAATTTAAGGTGGTTGACAAACTCCTTGAACTCCCTGCTTATACATCGCAGATGGATGCGGACGACTATGTTCATGCTCCTGATGCCCCCGATCTCCCCCCTAGATTTACACCCCTTATGAGGGTGCCCAAGTCTATTGTATATCCTGGCGCCTCGAATCTTATTCGTTCGCGTCTGTATGATGCATGGGGGCCACACACTACTGCTCCTGCGAAGCAACGCACTTTTGTCAGAAATGATGAAATTATTGATCCTTATCAGAAAGCTCTTTCTAAGTATTGCACTCCCTGGGTTAATTTTGACCCCGACATGATAGAAGCTTGCGCTGAATCTTATGGTGAGTATATAGCGTATGCTTCGCATTCTCATGTGGAAGCTCGTGTGTATACCTTTGAAGAAGCTATTATTGGTACTGGCGATCCAGATTTTGGGTCGATAGCGCGTAATACTAGTCCAGGGTACCCCATCTCCCAAAACTCTGACGTTTTCGGTAAGAAAAAGTTTGGTTTGTTGGGTGAAGATGAGGAGTACTGTCTCGATAATTCTTTAATGGATACTGTGAGAGATAGAGTTACCGAAGTTATTGGTAGAGCTCTTTCCAATAGGCGGTGTTTGCATATCTTTACAGATAATTTGAAAGATGAACGCAGGCCTATTGAGAAAGTTCGCGAAGGCAAGACACGTCTTTTTAATGGTTGTCCTTTTGATTACCATATTGCCGTGCGGCAGTACTTTGGTGCGTTCTCTTTGTGGTTCATTAAGAATAGATCTACGAACGGTTCTGCTATCGGAGTTAATCCGTACAGCATTGAATGGCATGATATTGCTCTGCGCCTCATTGAGAGAGGCGGCAAGGGTCAAAACTTTGGGGCTGGTGACTATTCCGCATATGACGGAAGTGCCAAGCCGGATATACAGTGGGCGATTCTAGATATCATCAACAGGTGGTACAATGATGGTCCTGCAAATAGTCAAGTGCGTTCGATTCTCTGGTATGAGTTGACAAATAGTCGCCATATAAGAGGATCTCTTGTCTACAATTGGTTTTCTTCTTTACCGAGTGGTCATCCTTTAACAGCCATGGTCAATACCATGTATAATAACATTGTAATGCGCATGGCTTGGTGTAGTATAAGGGGCAGTTATTCTCAATCTGCCTTGGACGCCTTTCACGATAATGTCTATCTCATATGTTTGGGTGACGACAACTTGTTCGGAGTTACGGATGAATATCGTGAAATATTTAATGAAGTTAACATTTCAAAAGTCATGAAAGGATTCGGACTGATCTATACGTCTGAAACGAAGGGAGAGTTTGAGCTTTCTCTTAGGAAACTTTCCGATGTGGAATTTCTCAAGAGATCATTTGTCTTTGATGAGAAATATCAGAGATATATAGCTCCTCTCAGATTAGATGTTATCCTCGAGATCCCGTATTGGACGAGGAAAATCCCGAATATGAAAGAAACTATTGAGGAAACGAATCTCCAAGTTTCGCTTGATGAGCTTTCTTTGCATGGGGCAGAGGTTTTTGGCAAGTATGCAGGTGTATTTCTCACTGCAGCGTATGAGAGGATGTATTTTATCCCAAAGAGGTCTATGTTTAGATCTTGTAAGGATTTTATACTTAATCTCGACGCTGCCTGGTGAGTATCACCCGCCTGGCAGGGGCGTTAAATCTGCCTTCTCTTTGGTTACCAGCAACTGTGTAAAATCCGTCTTATATCGCTTTTGTTAGGCTTAGAGAAGTCTCTGGGTTTCCTCGGTGAGGGTACTTATCAATTGTCCCGGGCTAACCGCCACTCAATAGATTTACAGATGGTGCAGGATTTCCTATAGGTATAAGTTATCCGAAGATTTTACCTACTCATGTAAATACTTTAACAGGTACGTCTGCAGCCTTAATGCAGTCACCCCACCTTTCTATGCAGGAAGGTGCAGGAGGAATTGCCTCCTTTGGTGATACTGGCGTCAGTTCTTCTGACGCTGGTATAAAATGGGTTGAAAGGGCCCGACCTTTGTCTTGCGCTCCTGAAGCTCTTTTAAGTGCTGACGATGGTCTAGACACTACTCTCAAGGAGTATTTGGCTAGGCCCATGCTTGTCACTACCGGATCGTTTGCCGCAACTGATGTATCTACTACCTTTACTGGTAAGAATCTCAGCGCGGTACTCGGGGCGAATGTGATGTACGCAAATAAGATGAATGGACGATACATTCTCAGAGCAGATCTAGTGCTCAGATTAGTCGTTAATGCTGATAGGTTTCAAGCTGGCAGGTATATTCTTGCTGGTGTTCCTACAGGGGGCGATAGTATTGAAAATGCTATTACTCCCTGGTATACCATGCATAGACATAGTCTAACCCAGATTACACAGCTTCCGCATGTGGAGTTGGATATCAATTCCCAGACCGAAGTTGAATTGCGTCTTCCTTGGCTTTCTCACTTTAATGGTATTCCCATGAGTGAGATGACCAATATATCGCTTTCAGGCAATCCCTGGATATTCTTTTTGTATCCGTATTACCCCCTCATAACTACTGCGGGATCTAGTACAGCCACATATTCTTTGTTTCTGTCTCTAGACAATGTTACTCTCGGATTTCCTGCTCTGCCTCAGATGGCAATCTCGCCCACTGATGTGGAACAGAAGAAAGCTGATAAAGCTCCAGTCTCCGCCTTTTTGGGGAGGATTTCTGCTACGTTTAATCAGCTCTCTAAGATACCCGTGTTGTCTGCCCTGGCGGGTAATACCGCCTGGGGAGTCGACATCCTCCGAGGGGCTGCCAATATTTGGGGTTGGTCTAAACCTCTTGACTTAGCACCTCTTACACGAGTTCGTCAAGATCCTCATGCCTATATGGCGACAGAGGATACTGTGGATACTTCTATGCCCCTTTCTTTGTTTGGGAGAAATCATGTTAAGATTCTTCCGGGCTTTGGTGGCACTGATTTCGACGAAATGTCTATAGATTACCTCAAAGCTATTCCTGCTTATAGAGGTGTTTTTACTTGGACCACTGCAGCGGCAGCGAACTCCACTTTAGGGGTTCTCGATGTGACCCCTGACCAGTATACCACGACTACAGAAACTGTAGATCTGACAAATTATACCCCTGTCGGATTTGTAAATTCTATGTTCGGTATGTGGAGAGGTTCCATTTCCTATACCCTTAAGTTTGTCTCCACTATGTTTCATAGTGGCAGACTTCTTATTGTATATAATCCTAAATATCCTCTTGGTTCCTATCACGGGGCTAGACCGGATGCCTACACTTCAGAATATTGCTATCGAGAGATAGTTGATTTGCGAGAAAAGCATGAAGTTACGTTTGTAGTTCCCTTTGTTTCGCCCTTCCCATGGTGGAACAATGGGTGGCCGTCATTGGGAGAAGTTGTTTTACAAGTTCTTGATCCCTTGATAGCTCCTTCTACTGTATCCTCATCAGTTCCTATACTCGTTGAAGTTGCAGGTGGTCCTGATTTAGAATTTGCGGTCCCTGTGAGGAACAACCTATTAACCCCCACTGCTCCTTATACCTTCCAGATGGATGTAGCGCTCCCTTCCAGCGAGCCTATACTCACTGGAAATATCGGGGGCTCCACTATAAAATCCGACGACTTGTGGAACGTCGAAGCGTGCGTTGGAGAGAAAATTCTCTCCCTCCGTTCACTTTTGAAACGATACTCTTTCTGGGCCGATCCTGTGGCCTCGAAGGGAAGAAGAGCCTTTTACCCCGCGGCTATTGATATTAATGTCAGTAGTGTAGGAGGGTTGGCTTCGACGCCCATAAATACTGATGATTATAATTACATCTCCCCTTGTTTTTTGTTTAGTAGGGGAGGCTTCCGTATTAAGAGTTTCGTTCCTGGCGGAGGAGAACACTATGGCTTTGTTCAACTTGAACACGCCGGGAATTCAGGGTCAATCACCAGTGGTGTTATTGACTCCGTAATTCTTGGAGGACTTCGTAGTCCTGGCCGTCCTATTCAGGAGGTACGAACAGACCTTACGGGGTCTATCGATATTCAGGTTCCAATGTACCATCACACCTTTGCGAGAGGAAATGTGGCCAATTTGATGTGCTCTACCGCATCTTATTCATCCTCGTTCTCGCAGCCTTCCTCGAACCATGTGTATACCACACTTGTGCTTCAATCCAACCCTACTAGCGGTATTATTTCCTATCGCGCTGGGGCAGACGACTTAAATTTGGGCGGATTTGTTTCCGTCCCTCCTATGACTCTGTAGTTGGGAGACTATTTAAAACTCCAAGTTCATGGCCTTTAAGGTTTGCCATGGATTAAATCCTGTGAC